ATTTCGGTAGGGGGTGCTTTTTAGACTACCCCCCCCCTATGCTTTTACGTGTCGGTCTCCGTTGTTTCAGGAGGATCCGCGATCTCTTTTGTTACTTTCTTATAAATGTTTAAGAAATCATACAAAATTATTTCATCAATCGCTCTTTCTATTTCTGCATTGTTCTCTTCATCAGAGAATGTATCAGAAGTTTTTGCTATTCTTGCTAAATAACCACAAGAATTGTAACCTTTCTCAACATCGAACAAGAACCAAGAATCGAATTGTTCAAATGGATCAAAAGGATTATCGAATGTTGTTAATGCAACGGCTCTACCCATCTGTTAATTCGCTCCTTTCAATGCTTTCGATACTGCGGAAGGTGACAAGTTAAGCTTCTCAGCGATCTGAGCTTGTGTATATGATGCGCTCATAGCTTTGATTCTACTTATCTGTCCAGGACTAAGCGAAGTAGTAGCGCGAGGCGTTGCTCTTTGTCTTAGTTTGTCAGCATCAGTGTTGTTAAGTATACTCTTAAGTATGTTTTCACTGACAGCACCAGCTTGTATAGCTTCCCATTCTCTATCAGTAATATCTATGTTTCTCTTACGTCTAGCTATAGCGCCGACTTCTTGACGAGCTACTTTTAATGCTCTATTTCTCTCTTTCTTTAAATCTTCTTTTGACATATTAGGATTAGATTCAGTCTTAGATTTAATTACAGAGTTAGCTATACGCTGAGCAGCTCTTTCCCTAGGAGCATTCAGTCTAGCATTATCAAGCTTGTCATTAAGAGAACGTACTTCTTCACGGTATGTATCTTTAGCAGATGCAGAGTAGGCTATCTTCTTAGTATTAACTATCTCTTTTCTAGCCTTATTAGCAAGGGCTTTCATATCGTTAGCGTACTCAGCATACACGAGCTCCTTGGGGTGTCTCATCTGTGATACCAGGGAGTATGCATCATCTGTCTCTGCCATGTTGGTACTCTGGTCCTTCTTATAGTCCTTACGGTATGTGATATCGCCAGTTTTATTTGTGAAGTAGATCTCTCCGGTCTTATCGTTAACTCTCTTGACGGGGTTGTACATGTCGACTGCGTCTTTATCGTTCATGTTGTATACTATTTTTTTACCATTATCAGTCCTAAGAGTTACTTCACCGGTATTCTTATCGTACTTGCGTACTGGATACCAAAGATCATCGGCTGTTTTATACAGAAGAGATCCCTCAGGTCTACTAGGATCATAGTCCTTACTACCTTTAATATTGATCTTAGGAGTACCTTGTCTCTTAGGAATGGACATTTCGCCCTTCGCTCTAGATAATATTGTAGATGCACCTCCGGTTTTTATCTCACCGTTCTCATCCACTTTTATCTGATACTTTTCTTTTAATGCTTTAATATTGTTCTCCAACTCACTCTTCTTATAGTCAAGATTATGCTTTTCCGCATCGATTACTACCATGCTATGTCTAACCGCTTTAGCTAAGTCAGCATCGTTAGCGCCTATCAATGTCATATCAGTAATAAGGTTTGAGATTATTCCCATCTCGGTCTGAGTGTTCTTCATATACTTCATACCAGGACGCTCAGGATATGCCATCTTAGGATCGAAGCCAATCAATCCAGGTAACTGATCTCTGTTGGTTATCTTAACTCTACCTTTACTATCATGAGTAGGTATAGCCATAACAGTGTCGCCGTCAAAGTCAGCACCGGATAATCTTTCAGCTACTTTACTATTGATACCTATCGCATCAGTTGCATCAGTACCTAAAAGTTTTCTACCAGCAGCATGCTTATTGTTAACTGTTACTATCGGTATTTCGAATGTGCCTCCATGAGGATAACGAACAAGAGCAAGCTTAGTTCCATCTTTATAGTTCGGAGCATAGCACTCTGTATCTTTAAGTGTGTTGATAGGCATGATCACATGGTACTTCTGACCAGGTAATGCGGCAGCCTTTAAGTGTACAGCAGCAGCGTCACAGTTATTAGCAAAGTCTTCCAACATATGTTTCTTAATCGTAGGATTAGTGAGTGAACATATCTCTTCATACTCTGCCATCTTATCAGCCTTAGCTATACCAAGCTGCTTCTTTATCATTGTAATGTTCTGTTTGCCGAGGAACTGCGATGGAAGTGCATCCTTCCATTCTTCCCAGTCACCTTCATCTGCACGCTTATTGATGAGGCCAAGCTTCTTCTTACCATTCTTATCTGTATACCAGTATTGACCGCCTTGTTCAGCATCTTTAATTGCAGAACCGAACGGATTGTCAGGGTCATTCTTAATAATCTTAAGTACTGTATTATTTTTAGGACCTAACGCCGGAGTATCTTTAGTTTTGTTAGTATTGAATATTACATCGACGCCGTCAGGCATATCATCGGAATACACGGCCATACCTTTAAGATAGTGCGTGCCGTTTACCATTATACGAACCTGAGAATATCTAGACTCACCAAGCGACAAATCTTCGACACCTCTACGAAGCTCAATAACACCGTCTTTATCAATACCACCATCTTCTTTATAACGAATCATAAGGCGTTTAGAATCCAAACTTTCAGGATAATGGAACTTCTTTTCATAAGTTTCCCCACCATCTCTGGATATGTAATCAGTTACTGATTTAACTTTATCGAAATCATAGATTTCTTTATACTCTGTTTCAGGAGTAGCTAACACTTTCTGGTTAGTCTGTTTACCAGGGTTAGTCGCCTGAGGAATACCACCTTTGTAAATATGGTAGCCTTCATTCTCAAGAACGTTTAAAGCTTCAACGAGTCTTTCTTTTGATATGTTAAGTTCTCGCTCAACATCTGTACCTACGTCAACCATTTTCTTCTGATTAACTTGGTCTCTTAAGAAGTCAACAGTCTGTCTAGCTTCTCTAACTTTCAGTTCAGCTTCTTCTTTCAACCAGCCACGAACTGTAGATTCAGGAACACCCATCGCTCTACCAATTTCAGTAGGACCCATTCTTTCTTTATCGCGGTAACGTTTAGCTGTCTGAATATTCATAAGCTTAACTTCATCTTTAGCCCATCTTTCCTGAGCTCTGAGACGACCAGTTGATGGTTCGCCTAAATCATTAACTATTTCAAGGGCTTTTGCGATTTCAGGTTCGCGCATTCCCTTATCCTTCATCTCTTTAACTCTACCTAAAAAGTCGAGATTCTGGCGTTGATACGGATCTTCACCCGAACCCCAGGGATAACGCCCTGAACGTCTTTTTACGCCGATATGCATTAACATATCTTCATCACCATCAAGGATGGCGCACATTTCTTCAACCACAGGGTTCATAATATCAAGCCTCCTCTTCGTATCTTTCCAGTAGTTCGTCTAAATGTTTAATCTTATCCATAATAGGAAGAATGTCTTCCGCTGTAGGATTATGATAGATAATCTCATTGTTCTGATAGATTCTCAGTTCAAAGTCGATATCGCCCGGTTTAATCTTATACTCAAGACAAAACAGAGCGGCGTATACCATAAGCTGTTCCATCTTTACTTTTGTAGTTCCGGTTTTTAAATCGTGTATTCTCAAGAATCCTCTACCGTTGATAGTCTTAAACGAAATAGCATCGGCAGTGCCGAAGAATCTTGGAGAATAAAATAAAACAACCTCTGTCGACATCTTAAAACCTATAGCGTCGTTTACGTACGCATACAGAGTCTTATTCGACTTTGGTTGCTTAATTTTCAAATCAATAGTATCTTTTGCCCATTGGTGTAACTTGGTTCCCATTTCAGCAGCTTTCTTATTACTGTACACTTCGAGTACTTTGTCATCATCATATCGAAGCCAGCTAGATTGGCTTGCGCTGAATGGGGCATGTAGTCCTTCGAGATTTTTATGTCTGTTGAATTCCAATATCATATTATCTCTCCTTTTGTCTCATGTGCTTGCTTAGGTCTTCTAGAACCTCTTGCTTGTTTTCGGGACAAACGAATCGTGAGAATGACATCTTGTTCATTTTGTCGACATAATACTCCTGGTTCGGTTGCTTCTTAGCATCCTTACTTTTCTTATTCTCAAGTGACGCCCATTTATCCTCATGCAATATCAATAAATCAGGGATACCTTGGAACTGGTCCATCTTGAAAACCATACAGCCAGGAAACATCTCTTTTAGTTCGCCAACAAGTCTATCTTGGAAACCACTTTCCAATCTTGAACTTCTTGCCATAGTGACTCTCTCCTTTCACTTCTAAAAGATAAAAGAGAAAGTGCATGTTTATAAAAAACCGCATTTTATTCTTTCTCTCATAAAAGGGCATGTATTTTTCGCGTCTGCCGAAAACGGATAAAAATGAAGAGCCCATGTGATTTACACGGACCCTTCTAACAATACTTATTAATGTTTATTAATCTTACTTACTAATATATTTGCAGCTCCGCCTAAAGAACCAGCAATTGCGAACAAAGCACTCGCAATAAGTATTGCGTCACCTGTATAGGTCTGCTTGGTAAAAGCACCGCCTATCAAAAGCATTAAACTAATTACCCATCCCATATTACATTCTCCTTTCAAATATCGTAGCTTATAAGTTTTGAAATAGGACATCCGAGAGCATTAGCAATCTTGAATATATTGTATGCGCTTGGGGTAGCCGTACCTCTCAAATACTTGCTAAGTGTCTGTACAGATATTCCGGTCTGTTCGGAAAGTTCGTATTGCATTATTCCTGACATCCTCATCTGATATCGGAGAGCGTCCGAAAACTTTTTTCTGTAAGACACCTCATCCATAACCTCAGAAGATATGTATTCAGACTTGATAGTACGTATCGTATCATCAAAACTTTCGTATGCCATCTTAACACCGTCATCAAGAATCACAACGATTTCGCTTTTATCGCTTGGATACCAGCTCACAACCTTTGCATGGATCGACGGAAATATCTTAGACATTCGTTCTAATATTGAATCAAATTTATTATTGTATTGCATAATTCTCCTCTCAAAAATACACTTTGGTCAAATGGCCAGATTTTTTTGCTAAAACTTTTATATTTTTAATTCTTAAACTTTTGTTTAAGTTTCTTAAACAATTGTTTAAGTTTTTATTTTTTAAAACTTTTAAGAAAAAAAAGTGACCATTTGGCCAGAGAGCTAAAAATACCTCAATTTCTTAAACTTTTGTTTAAGTTTCTTAAACAATTGTTTAAGTTTCTTAAACTTTTGTTTAAGTTTTTGACCAATTTGCTGGCCATTTTTGTTTCACAAAACCGGGCAAAAACCCACTTTTTTTGACCAGTAAATTTTTCAACGATTCGTGGTCAAATATAAAAGTGGGCAGGACACATAAAAGTGACCACAAAAATCACTTATAAACCTTACCAGTCTTCACATCTCTAAGCTCTATTCGCCCGACAACCTCGTACCCGGCAAGCTCACAAATTCTCAAAATACACCCTATCAATCTATAACGTTTTCTAGCAGTAGGGTCTATTTTCTTAATAGCTTCATATGCGGTAGGATCGTCATAACCCTCACCGTTCTTTTTTAATTCTCTCATCTTGTAATCCATAAATATCATTTCCTTTCAATTGTGTTCATATAATTCGTAACAATAGCAACATAATCACTAACAGTGCCATTAGCAATATGATTGTTTGCATGCGCATAACCTCCATTGTACGACATCAAAACCCACTCCAAAGATCCGCCTTTGCTGAATAACTCAGCCAAAATATCAATGCCAACAATGACGTTCTGGTACGGATCTAACAAGTCAGTAACTCCAAGTCTCTCCATTCTAGTGGAATAGGGTGCCCCATGCCATCTAGGTTGAATCTGCATCAAGCCGAATGAGTTTCCGCTATCGCCAATCTCACCAGCTTTAAACATTGATT